GGATCTCCTGCGTGTTTCATTCTATATTCTACTCCTTTGTATGGAACTATGAAATCATCCTCAAGACCAACAGTAATTCCATTCATTTTTCTGTGATGTTCTCTAGTACGATTATCATTCGTACTTATCCATCTTTTCTGCATTGGTAAATTAAAACTCTCAGCCATTGCCTGATTTGCGAATGATGATGCTGAATGGGTTTCTGTTCTTGCTATCAATGATGCTCTGGCTCTTGTAAAACTTGGTTTTGTCTGTTCAACAATTCTTCTTGCTGTTGGTTCTACTCCTATTCCATCAAGTTCTGCTTGGAGTATAATTCTATTAATTATCTTTCTTGTTGTGTTGGCAATCTGAGTAATTCTGATTCCTGCAAACTGTATTACAAATTGTCGTACTAATCTTTCAAAGTCAGTTTCTTCTTTTGTAAATACGAATTGTCCACTCATCTGATTGATAACTGATCTGTAATGAGGAAGCATTATTTGACTTAATCTATTGTTGAGATTGATGAGTCTTACTCCTCCCTCCCTATATTCATCTCTAGCAATTCTTCCATTTTGCTCAAAGAACTGCAATAATTGGGAAAACAATTGTCTTTCAAATGATTGACGTATTCTAGTTTGTTGAATGAGAGTTCTTCTAGCAGATAATAATCTTCCTCTACTTATCCTCTTTGTCTGAATCATTTTTCTCTTCTTTTTTTATAACAAAGTCTATCCATTCTGGGTGCATATCGTAATTAAATCGTTCACAATAATAACATCTTATCATGCCCTTTACTACGAGCAAATCATGTCCACAAACTTCGCAGACTGTATCTTTTATTTATTTGACCTCAAGGGATGACCTGATGGAAGAAGATCTCTATCAAATTTACCACTTCTAAATCTTCCAGTTCTAACTGCATAAAGGAAAGCATTTACTCTTGCTATTGCCCATTGGTCTGGGCCCATCACATTTCTTCTAACTGATTCTGGATTTGTCCTGTATGCTCCTACCCCTCTTCTAAATACTGCTGATAACATTCTAAGAGTAACTCTCTTTCCTTTTTTATCCCCATGTTTGTCATTATGATCTTTTACCTTACCCTCAAGTGTCTTTCTTGTTCTTGCTGAGATCTTTTTCATATCCATTTCTACAGTTGTGCCACAATCATCACAACAAAGATTTTCCATCTCAAAATCAAATTGTTTATCTCTTTCTTTATCAAGTTCTTTTACTTTTCTTCTTGACCAAGAGAATCCTGCATCTCCACCCCATAATGACCAAGCAATTCTTCCAGAACTTGGATAACCATCCTCACCTGGTCTAAATCCCTCTGCTCTTTTATCAACTTCATGTCGTGCAAAAAATGAGAACATTCTTCTTACAGTTCTTGGAGAAAGTCTTTCTTTGTTTACTAATTGTCTTGCTCTAGCCAAACCTATTGATGTTCCCCCATGACCATGTTCTTTTCTCCAATCAAGACCTCTTCTTGCCTCTTCTGCCATTGCATCTGTAGGAACTGTATTTACATCTGATTCAGCTTTTTCTATCTCTTCAAAATCTTTTTTTGTAGTAGATAAATAAATAGCATGACTTGAACATGGCATATAATAATTTCTATCTGGTCCTTTGACTGTATGATGACCATCACATCCAAGTTGTTTTGCTCTTTCTCTTGCCTCAGCCACAGATTCAAACACATCCCTGCCTTCTCCAAATCTGGGATCTTGTTTAGGAGTTTCCAGAGTATCCCCTGTAAGACGCTCATAATCGCTGTGAGAGGCACATGGCATATAGATTAATCCATCCTCAGTCCTGTGAGAATGAAAACCATCACAACCTATCTCGTCTGCTCTTTCTCTGGCTTCTTCTTCTGTTGTAAATACATCTTTACTGATTTCTCTTTTTTCTTCTGAGTAATCAAAATCTTTATCATCATCTTCTGCTGTTTCTCCCTCCGCAGGAGCTACAGATGGTGCACCAAGAGGAAATAGATTTGCTGAGATGTAAACATCATCTCCTCCATTGATTGGTTCATATCCAAGTCTTTCCCTTGCTTCATTCCTACTTATGATTCCCTCTCTAACTGCTGTAACCACATTTTCATAAGTTTTCTTTCTTCTTTCTGCCATTGCAGGAATGGAATCAATATCATAACGAATGGATATATCATCTCCAAATCTAGGAGCTAACCACTCATTCATATCGCTTTCTACTCTTCTTATAAGTGGTATGATTGTATCCTCATATAATGCAAGTCTTGCTTCAGAAACATTGTTGTAAGTCTGGGAATCTGGAACACCAACCAATTGAGATGGCACACCAAAACACAAAGCAATATCTCTTGCACTCATATTTTTAAGCTCTAGGAAATCCATATCCTTTGGACTAAGACCCATTTCTTTCCAATCAAAATCTCCCTCCAATAACATTGGTCTACCTGCATTCTGAGATCCAGAAAAACGCATATTAAGATCAGACATGAGTTGTTGCCTTTGACTATCTGATAATTGTAATGACATTCCAGACTCATCTTTGGGCTTGAATATCACAGCCCCACTTGGTCTTGCTCCATTCATGAGCAAACTAAGATTATGTTTAGCCGCCATATTGTGTTGGTCTATATCAAAAGAAGCGGCTTGTATGGGAGATAAACCGTAATAATCATCAAGAGGATTCCACATTTTAAAATGTTTTACATCTGACATGCCTGTTTCTGAATCAACATCATATCTATTTACAACCCTTCCATCTATGACATATTCAAAGGCAGATGGTATTTGAGTCTTGCCTGGTATTATTTTTACTCTGTCTGGTCTAAGAAGATGAAGTTCTCTTGGTTGTGAATTGACTAGAGAATAAACTGCATAGGAGTTTCCAGAAAGTAGAAGAAAGGAATATAATGCTTGAAAATACTCATTTCCTGCAAATTGTGGATTGGGTCTTTGTAAAAGACTGATCAAGGGATGCGAATCTAATTTCATATCTCCTTGATAAACACATAGTTCTACAGCAGATGCTCCATGTGCTATTTCATTTACGCATCTAAATACAATGGCATTTTCTTGATATCCCTCTTTGGCAATCTTTCTGTAATCGTAATTCTTTTCCAAGACTTGATTGCCTGATTGATACATTACAAGGGGTGCTTCTTTTTTTTCTAATCGTCTGAAACGATTTGTTATGAAATCAAACATACCCATTAATACGTTCCCATCCTTGTGCCAAATGGATTATTTGAAAAACTTAATTTTCTGTATGGCTGTAATAATCCATCTACCATAAGAGGAGTTCTCAATGTACCTTCAAAATCTCCCCTATGTTCATAATTAAAAGCTATTATTTGTTGTAAAGCAACTCTTATAGCTTCAGGAACATCAGTTCTGTTAGCTCCATATCCTGCTACATAAACTATCTTTAGCCCATTGGCTACCCTCAATCCTGTTGGCCATGCTTCCCCATCCCTTAAATATATCCTTGCAGGCTCCCTTACACTATCGACATAATACTTAGTTGATGCAAATGTAGTTTCTGTATCTTCATCATTGAAACTGGATATTGAACTGACAGATTGTACTGGTGTACTTGGTAATTCTATGTATCTTTTTCTAAGAGAAAGATCTGGTCCTACTTTCATTCCCTCCCATAAGGCAATATCTACCTCATCAATCCCATCTATAAAAAGAGTCTTTGTCCTGTTGATGAGAGCTCTTCCTGTATAGTTCTCAACAAAATTTACACTCATCTTGAGAAGAGAAACAAGAATTTGCTCATCTATACCCTCATCTAATCTGAGATAATCTCTGATCTCTGTATAAGTAAGTGGGTCTGTTGTTGCAGACGTTGTGGTACTTTCTCCTGACATTCGACCCTCCTAAGAATCTAAATCGTCTAGTATATTTATACTGATATATTCCGCATTGGGAAAGGTCTCTATTGCACCTCCTGAAAATGTGACTTGGAATTCTCCTTGAAATAATCCTGCTGTATTTGTGTCACTTGCTGAGAAAGTATAAGAAACTGCTCCTCCTGAAGCATTTGTTATTGTTGCACTTGCATTTGTTTTTAATGTTGAACTGTTTACTGCCCTCATCTTAAATAAAACAGAAGCACCTGTAATATTGATTGCTGTTCCTGAACTATCTGCAACCACAACTGATAATGTTGGACTTGTATCATTCTGTTTTATGTTAAATGAGTAACTGCTCATGCTGACCTTTTTATTGTAATAACTGATCTGTCATTCTTTATTGTTATCACACTTCTGTCATTTTTAATAGTAATTGCCATTATCCTACCAAAATAAATCCAACAAATCCTGTAAATGTAACTGTAAAGTATGTGCCAACAGAATACATCACAAATCTTTCTACCTTTGTGACTCTGTTCTCTACATTCTCCATTTTTGTTTTAATGACTGCTAATTCCGTCAATATCTGTGTTACGTCACTCTTTGTCATTCTGCATCCTTTATTGTCAGTATGCCTTCCTTTACTTGTCTAAGTATTTCTGCGTAGTGTCTGTTGTTAGGGTCTAGTGGTACAAACATTACTGTGCCATCTATTG